GCGAACCAACCAGCTTTGGCCTCTGCTTCAACTATTTTCGCTGCAGCTTGTAATTCAGCAGTATTAGATTGTAATAATTGAGTTTGTAATTGTGTTTTTAATTTTTCTTGTAGATCTTTATCAGGAACTGATTTTTCAATTGTGTTAAATAAGATTTTTGCGAGAGGTGCTACAGCTCCTAACATTTGAATCATGGTTTAATACCACTTCGCTGATCTTTTTTTCTCTGGAAGAATACTTCCTTGACCTTGAACTTCTTGAATTTGAGTTTCATTCGGCTTAGACATTTCAATATCTACTCCACCAACTAAATATCCTTCTGCGTTAGTGTACTTTGAATGATTAGTATCTACTTTAACTTTAGAATCTTTAGTAAAAGTTCTTTTTGCGTTTGCTAATTTTTCATTTTGTTTTTTCATAACCTTTTATACCTCTTTTTTAATGTTTTTAAAACTTATTTTTGTTCGTTTTTAAGCTTAGCAGCTAAAATAGTCTTTTCTAATGATGTATTTGCTCTTAATTTAGCTAAATCTTCATTTTGTTTAAGCTTTTGACTATCTGTAGACTGATTCATCATTGTTTTCATCTTATCAAGATTGATTCTTTCTTGACTATCACGTTCTTTAGACGCATTTTCTTGTGCTCTAAGGTCTAATTCTCTAGATCTTAACATTGCAATTGGATCATTATCAATAATTGACATAATTTTGTTTTCTTCAGACATAAATTCTTCCATTGCTTCAGCAATAATTTGAGCTTTTCTAGATTCAATCTTCTGTTGCATGTTTTGTATCATAGCTTGTGTCTGTGGATTCTGTTGAGCTTGTGGATTTTGAGTTAATTGAGCTACTTGAGCAATTTCATTTCTAAATTCAAGTTCAACTTGTTCTTGACCCATCAAAGATATGTGTTCAAAAATATTTTTCTCCAATGTAGACATAACAACAGGGGCATTTTTTGCAAGATTAGTAGACATAAAACTTAAATGAGAAGTTATGTGTGCTCTATGATCTTGTCCTGGGAAAGCTTGGAATGGTTTCCCTGCGAGAGCATCTACATGTTCTAGCGCAGGGTCCTTTGGTGTGGGTTGATCTGGTTTATTTAAAATTCTATCTATGTCTCTTACACCTAGTGCTGAATACATATTTCTGTAAACTTCATACATGTTATGAATTCCAGGATTAGACATTGCAAGTTGTAATTCTGTTTGTGCAATAGATATTCTTTGTGTTTGTGAAAATATATTTGGATCAGCAACTGGAATGATATCTACTTTGTCATCAAAGTCAGCTTGTTTAATTGTTCTTGCTCCACCTACAACATCGTATGGATATTCTGGTGGTAAATATAATTTAAATACATTTGCTAATAACTTAAATTCCTCTTTCATTGAGGCGTATATTCTTTTGTGAATTGCAGACATTGTTCTGCTTCCTCTTTCCAGCAAAGCCACGGTCGTGCCCACTGCTGCTTGCTGATTCCCATCCCCTACTTGCATGTCCGCTATCGAAGCAAAGCGCTGACCTGCTTGAACCACGACCCCCATTAATGCTAATAAAGTTTGTGACGGTTCCTTGTATGGTAAAGTCATAAATGCATCTCTTAAATTTCCTCCAGGTGCATCTACGTCTCTCCATTCACCAGGTTGAATAGATTGAGCGTCATCTCTAATTCTAATTCCACGTTGTTTGAATCCTGCTGGTAAATTAGATAATGTTCCTGCATCTAATAATTGTCTTAATGCTTGAGTTGCAGTTCTTGATAGACCACCAATCATTTGAATTAAACCATTACCATAGAAACCAAATCCCGGTAAAAATTTAAAGTGTACAAAATATTGTATCTTTTGTTTTTTAGGATCAGTTTCAGAAAAATTACGTCTAACAGATAAAACTTCTCTAGATCCTTCTTCAATAGTTACAATGTATGGTAGTTTAATTCCTGTGGGCTCACCATTTGAATCTTTATCTTCAAAACCTTCTAAATCTAAATTAACATGACATTCTAATAATGTGAAAACATCTTCAGTCTGACCGCTCATAGTCACACCTTCCAATTGTCTTTCTTTAGATCTAACATCATCGTCTTGAGTTAATTCATCTGATGCTACTAATTCTATATCTCTATAAAAACCTGCGACTTGTTGTTTTCTTAATTCGTTTTCTGAAATTTTAATAACATGAATAACTGAATCTGCTTCTTCTAAACTGTTTGCAGTGTATGGAACAATAATATCTTGAGCTTGAATAAATTTAGAAACAGCTCTTCCTAATAATTCATCATAATAAACTTTTTTAAATGTAGATCCTGATAATGGTAAATAAAATAACATCTGATCAAATTCTGTTTCATATTCTTTCATGACATCCATCATTTGATAGTTCATAAATTCAGCAACTCGTTCTGCTTGATCTTCTATTTCAGGAGTTGTTGCACCAACAACTTGAGTTCGCACCGGTCCTTCTGGTGGTAATAATTCTTTGTAAGCTAAAGCTTGAAATTGTGTAACTGCTTCTGCTAATACTGGATGTGTTGCACTTGATGCACCTTGAAATGGTTCTGTTCTTGATTCGTATTTGAATCCAAGTAAATCTAATCCTTGGGTATAAGCTTTTTCCCAATCCGCTCTTGAATCTTTGTAAGATTGTGCATCTTGATAAAGTTCTGATCCTAATCTATTTAAAACTGTTTCATCAATAACTTCAGCAAGGTTTGCATTAAATTCTGTTTCACCTGATAAATCTTTTGTTGGATCAAAATTAATATCCACACTACCATCTTCGTTTTCAGTTACTTCAGTTGGTGAAGTAGGCATAGCTTCAGTCTCACTCAAAACAAGTTCTGTTTCTTGTTCTGGAGTTAAAGGCTTACTTATTGTTGGAATAGGTTTTTCTATTTCTGCCATTTGTTATTTTCTCCGATTTAACTGTTCTAACAGTATTATAACTAATATTCAAGCCCTGTGGGTTAGGTCCACGTAATGGAGGTATTGTTCTAGTTAATCTTTTAGGTTTATTCATCTAATAATCCCTCATCTCTCATTTGATCATAATAAATTTCTCCATCTGGATATCTATTAACTACATCTTCATGAGGATTATCTTCTATATATTTTCTAGCTGCTGTTCTTTGTTCAACTCTTCTTGGATGTATTCTTTTTCCTGTTCCAATTTTTTCAAGTCTTTCAAGATCGCTTATTGTATCATCAACTGACATAGATTCATAATCAATTTCAATTTTACCTGGATTACCACTCTCTGGTCTTGGTCTTTGTTCTACTACAGTAAAATCACCTGGAGATTTTATTTCTGCTCCAGTATCTAAATTAATATCTGATCTTGGAGGTCTATATTCTAAACTAAAAGGAGAATCAAATGCACCTCCATAAACATTTGCTTCAATATCAATTCTACCGTCTGGATATTCTGTCATAGTAATTATATCATTACTTTTTCCATCGGGTGCAGGAACTTCTAGTTTCTTAACTTTAATAATATCTTCAACTCTTGTTGCTTTAGGAGAAACATCTATTCCTTCTTTTTGAATTCTACTTACTAATGGAGAAAACCATTCAGGCATACCTGCTACTTTTGGCAAAACCTTACCCGCAACTTTTGCAACTTGAACTCCTTTTTTGCCTTTCATTAATTTACCTACAAATGGTAATGAAGCAGCACCTATTAAAAATCCTAAAAATCCTCGTCTACCTATTTTAGGTCCTTTTCCACCTTCACTTAAATGAATTCTTCCCCCGCGCGCGTATCTATTATAATCTTTAATATAATCTATATAACCACCTTCTGCCGCTGAAACTTTATATTCACTTGGTAATTCTTCCGGAACTGTTTCTGTTTCAACAGGTTCTTCATATAATACTCCTTTTTGTTTTAATAATTTTTCACTTTGATCTTCACCAACAATTGGAGTTACTGATTCTTTAAATAATTCACTTTGTGATTTTTTTATTGCTTCTTCTGATTTATCAAAAATAGGTAAAGTTCTTTCATAATTTTTATTAACAAAATATTTTCCAGCTTTTAAATATTCATCTGTTATTTGATTAAATTCTTTTGGACTATAAACATTTTTAGTTAAATATTCTTCTGAAGGTTTTAGTTTATTTTCTAGTCTTTTAATTTGTAAATCAATATCAGCAACACCTCCTGGATTATTTACATATCTAGGTCTTAGCTCATCTAATACATTAAGTTTTTTTACAATTTCGTCTTGCTCTCTCATATTTTTTTCAAGTTCTACATATTTTTTAACTAAATCAGGATTAGC